TCATGATTTTAAGGCTTGTCGTGCGCGTTGTGGGACTGCACTCACCGTGACCGCTTCCCAGGAATTCACATTTTGGCCCTTGGTGTCGATTTTCAAATAGTGGCGTTGTTTCAGGCGGTGATCCGCGGTAAACGTTAACCAACGCCGCTTACCCTGACCGTCACTAGTCCGCAGACGATAGGTGTAGACATCCTCCCCCATCTGACCCAAGTGATGGTCGATTGGCTGATTCGTCAGCGCGTAAACGGTCGTTTCAGCGACCATTGGATTGACATTATGGGGGGAACAACATGACTATTCGGGGAATCAAAGCTTTACTCAGTCTGGCACTCGGACTGGGTCTTTTATCAGGCTGCCAAGCCGCTACGACCGCGACCAAGACAACTAGCAGCCAATCCAGTCAGACATCCAGAGTCACCACTAAACGCACGCAGAAGGCCACTCAGCGCCATTCTACAAGCCAGCCGTATCGGCATTGGCATTCTGTCAAAGTCGTCCACTTACCGATTTTAATGTATCACAGCATTTCTAGCGGCAACCAGTTACGCGTCCCAGCAAGCGAATTTCGCACCCAGATGACTTATCTGAAGCGTCACGGGTACCGCACGCTGACCGCCGACGAAGCCGTTTACGCACTCAAAACTCATCGGGTCCCGCAACAAAAAATCGTGTGGGTCACGCTCGATGATAGTTATAAGGACAATCTAACGGCAGCTTGGCCGATTTTGAAGCAGACGCACCAACACGCGACCATCAACTTCATTACCGGCTTCACTAACAAAAAGAATCACCTGACGCTTGCAGATGCCCAACGCATGAAAGCCTCAGGCGTCGTTGATTTTCAAAGCCACACTGTTCGCCATTTGGATCTCAATAACCTCACCTATCAAGTCCAACTGAGCGAGCTCACTAGCTCCAAAAAGTGGCTCGACCAGCATCTGCAACAAAAGACCGCGGTCATCTGTTACCCAGCTGGTCGGGCGAACCAACAGACGATCAGAGCGGATAAGCAGGCTGGCTACCAGTACGCCCTCTCAACCGCGCCAGGAATCGCCACTAGCACGCAATCACCCTACAACTTAACTCGTCAACGGGTCACACCTGGAATGTCGCTAACGGCCTTTGAGAGCTTGCTGACGGGGGTACAGTAAAGCCAGTTGAGTCTTTTATTCATTTGGTCGATTATTGGCGCTAATTTGGCAATCAAATTCAACTTGCGTGATTGTTGGACTGCTGCAATCCATGCTCACTCGTCACACTAACCGTTCGCTTGATGGAGAACCAGAAAATAGGTGCAAAAAAGTCCCAGCTAAGCAAGGCGCTAGCTGGGATTATCCGTTTGATTCAATTGGGTATACTGGGCTCGAACCAGTAAATTACGGATTCAGAGTCCGCTGCCTTACCAATTTGGCGAATACCCAATAACAACTATTTAATAGTAACTTTTCCATCAAATACTGTCAAGACTTTGCTGAAATTTTATGCAGCTTTTTTGGATTTTTTCTTGTACTCAACCACGGTCATCAACTAAACTAGTCAACAAGAAGGTGAGGACTTGTCAAAGACAGAACTTGATCGGCTATTTAACCATTTTCGCCAGCAACTGATCGTCTGGGCGGTGACTGCAATTGGTTTAGCCGTGATGCGTAATTTTTTGTTACCACAATTATTAACGTTTGTCTTCTGGTGCAGTGTGGCATATTGCTTGCTACTTTTCATCGGCCTAGTCATCGTCACTATTTTTCGTTGGCGACGCTCATAATTCATTTGACAAGTGCCTTATCATTCGGTAAGATAATAAATGAATTTGTGCCCGCTGGTCAAATTGGTTAAGACGTCGCCCTCTCAAGGCGGAGTTACGGGTTCGATCCCCGTGCGGGTGATTAACCCACGAACGCTGGGAAACGGCAAGGATACGAAACGTTGATATAACAGCGTTTCATATCCTTTTTTGTTGGCTCAAAAACCCTCAAACACGAAACTCTTGTACTGGATTTGTAACGGACACCTAAAAAGACGCCAAAAATTACGTTCCGTTACAAATTCCATTACAAATTTTAAAATCAAAGACGGTTCAATCACTTATGTACCAGCGATTACAGCCGTTAATGCAAAAAAATTATGCAGCCTTTTTTGACTGACATAATTTTTTTGCCTATTTTGAAGAATTAGCTATTTGCATCATCTTTTTTGTGGAAGAAGTCTTCGTTCAGCATCTAAGCGAGCTTTCCTAGCTTCTTCTATCGTTTCAAACTTGTATGTTGTAACCTCGTTAAAATAAAAATATGCACAAAAAAAGACCCGCACCAGCCAATTAAGGCTAGTGCGGGATTTTATAAATGACTTTACATTTTTTACTAAAAGGCAAAGTGTTAACATTGTATCTACTTGCTTCGTTTTTCCGGTTTTACATCTTTCAGCTGATTTTCTAAACCGTTACTTAATAAGTAACGATTGACCAGGATAAATCGTTGAATTGATGGTTTTGCCGTTCTGGCTAGCTAGTGTGTACATGCTTAGCCCGTTGCATTGGGCAATTACCCACCATGAGTCACCTGAAACGACCGTGTAATACGTGTGAGAAGCATCCGTTTTAACGTATTCCAGTGAATTATTGGCTGGGCCTGTTGCTAGACAACCATAACCATTAAATCGTGGCTGACGTACCCACCCGGAGTAGTATACGGTGGTTAGGTACTGACATAGCAACGTTTTGTTTCACGATGTGCACCAAATGTGCACCGAAATTCCTAGGCGGGTAATACATAAATAATCTCATAAGAAAACGCTCTGAAAAAAATCATCCCAAAAGCAGCTAGTGTTTAATTGCCAGACTGCTTAGATTTATCAGACAAAAAATTAAACAATTTCATTTTCATTATGTGGAATTTTTAATACGCTTTACAGAATATTGGTTTATTCATTATCAGAACTATCTTTTGAAGTAGCTTTTGGATCAGATGCTCCATTATTAGGACCATCTTTTGGAGTAACTTCTGGATCAGATGCTTCATTATCTTTAATCTTTAACGATAAATAGCTATCATCTAGTTCTACCGTTACTTTAGTTGAACCATCACTTTGGGGATCATTTCCAACTACAGGCACAAAATTATTGTGAAAACTCATTATTCTTACCTCCTTTCTAATATAAGGCAATTATACAACTAAATTAAGGAATGTTATATTACATATAAAAAATCCCCCACGCCGAAGCATGGAGGACTAGAACAGTTCACGATTATTATACTACTTTTCGCCTGCTTGTGAGGCGGATTCTGACGCCGTTTCAGTGTCAGATGATGCAGAACTATTCACTACAGTGGCTGCAGACGTTGGCGCTTGCGCTTCGTCAGCAACCTTATTAGCCGTTGCTTCGACTTGGCTTTCCTCATCGTTATCAGTCGTTGGTGCCGTCACTGTTTGAACGTCAGTAATAACGCCCAGCATACCAAGGATCGTTAATACAGTGTTGATAACAGCGACAATGGCTGACCAGTCACCGGCAAACTTGATGCCAAATACAGCTAGTACCTGTTGAATCAAAACGATCAGTAACGAAATAATCCCAGCGATCAATTTACCATTCAAACTTCCGTCAGCATTTTTAAAACTAATTTTTTTAATCATTATTTTCCCTCCTAAAGGAACTTTTCTGCGATATAAATAACTAACGTGACGAGCACGCCACTAACCAAGACACCGATCAACCAATTTTGAATGGTCGTCACACGGTCAATTTGATGGCTGGCTTCAATGGACTTGGCTAGTGCCTTATCAGCCTTGCTATCAATGTCGTCAACTTGATTAAGCTTTTCTTCGATGTTCTCAACTTTCGTTTTGGTGGCAGCCACATCCTTTTGAATATCCATTAATAACTTAGTTGTATCGTCGTATTGTGCCATTACCGCACCACCAATCGCTGACCAGGATAGATAGTGGTGTAAATCGTCTTGCCGTTCTGACTAGCTAATTTAGTCATGCTTAGGCCGTTGTGCTGAGCGATTGACCACCAACTGTCGCCGGACTTGACTGTGTAATACGTATGACTAACCAGCTGACCAGTAACTCGCTTCCCGTAGTCATGACCATTAGTGACACCTAACTTGATAAATCCATACAGACCGTTTGAACGGGTGTAGCGTGCCCATACATAGTCGTGTTCAATAATAACCGCGTTGTAAGTCACACTCTCACCCTTGTAGTAGGTAGCTACTTGGCTTACTTTGTCGCTATCCGTGTAACGAACAGCTAGTGTCCGGTTAGGATAGAACACCCCTCGCTGGTTGTATTTAACAACCTTAAAAGTGGCCTTTTTAGCTGCCTGTTTATGAGCCTGCTTAATGTTGGCCTGTGCTTTAGCCTTGCTAGCAGTCGTATAACCCGACTTAGTGATCCCTGTTAAATCGACATTGCCGTCTAATCCGCCTGCTTTATACATGCTAGTGAATTGGAAGATAGCCACGCCGTCCATGCTAGGGAACCAGTTGTAATCAGGGCTAGTTCTAACCAGATAGTCCGGATATTCAGCTAACCATAGACAGCTACCATAGGCTTTGACAATGGCACTCACATTAACATGAGCATTGAGGTAAGCTTTGCCGGAATACAACATTGGTGTATAGCCAGCCGCTTTAATGAGGGCCATTTGAGCTAGAATGACATTAGTGTTGGCTGTCACGCTATTAGAAGCCCCGTCCTCATAGTCTAGTGCGACAATGCTGCCCTTGGGCGTCCTAATCCGTGGCAAGTAATAGGCCATCATCGCCTTGGCATTGGTCATATTGCCACCAACACCGTCCCACAAATAGGTGTGCACCCGTTTACCAGCCTGTTGAGCTGATTTAACTTGGCTGTTATACGTGGTCTGAGGGATATTAGTCCCACCATAAAAGCCACCCGCCTGTGAGAGCACGAACTTATCGGTACTATAGCCAAATGTCCCACTATTACCGTTATACTTAGACCAATCAACCCCCTGTTCACGACTAGTTGCCGCCTGACTGGTAACATTGACCATTAAAAAGGCCATAAAAATGGCGCTCACCGTTAAGATGAGTGCCTTTAGCTTGTGCTTATTCAATTGTCTGCCTCCTACTTTGATATATCTTCTGGTGCCGGGGTCCATGGAGTAGCTACATCGCCTTTTTCTAATTTGTACCCAGACACATAAATTGTTATATAATATTTGTTCGAAGCGACAGATGGATTAATCTTCCCACCACTTTTAGTAGTAAAAGTGATTGAATATCGTTGCCATTCTGTTGTCACGGCTCGATTAGCAAAGACTGGTGGGCTAACAACCGGGCTGCTCCAATCCTCTGAATCAAGCGTATATATATTCATGATGTTACTTGCTTCAGATGCTTTGGCGTAAAAACTGAAGGTGTATGTGGTATTAGGCTTTGCACCATAATATTGGCCTAAACCATACCATGCTGCTGAATGTTTACGAACCGTAAGGCCTTTGTAATTCTCGTCATCAACTTGCCATGATGATAGATTGCCCCATTCTCCTTGCCAGTCCTGTGTGCCGGTTTGCAAGTTCCGGCCATATACCTTAATACCGCCTTGATAAATAGCATCAACCGCCTTACCATCTTTAATCCACGTACCATGTGTTATATCTGCCATTTAAATCACCCCTGAATCACATATAAGCCGGTTTTGTCAGTTAGTGCATCATACTGTGCTTGAGTGACAACATTGACAACGGCATCATCACCCTTGTTGCCTTTAGGGCCAACGAGAGAAGCCAACCAGTCCGTTTGTGAACCATGATAGCCATTACTTACTGCGACTTGGTAGGCAGACAGACCATCATCACCTTTGTCACCTTTGTCACCTTTGTCAATTGTGCTTGCGGCTTTATTCAGTTCTTTAACGAAATCGTCAAAGGTAATGGTCGTAATCGTGGCCCCACCTTCGTTCTCAATGTTGTTTGTAATGGTAAAACTGAGTGGTGTATCACTAGGATAAATACTTGTGCCCGCCTGATCAATCACCCAAATTTCTAACTGATAACTCCCAGCTGGCAAGCCTGCCATTAAAGCCGGCGTAGGCTGTAAATTGAGCCAGCCTGGGTTTAGACCAGCCAAACTAGCAATATCAATAGACTGACTTCTTAAATAACCACTGTAATTGCCAATCTTGGCGATAATGTTAGTAGCCTTAGTTAAATCGACGGCCAACCCATCGCTTTTGCAAATGAAGGTAAACGTCGTCTCAGTGTCGCCTTGCTTTATTTGCCGAGGAGATTTAGTTGTAAACTCTAACGTTTTATCCATCATATAGTCTACTTTAATCACAGTGCGGCAGTTGGCGCTACGTAGTCCTTACCGGTGATACTTTTGTAGTCAGCAGCCGTAATTGCACCATAACCAACGTAGCCATCAATCTGACAGCCAGCATCGAACATCATTTTGACAAAATCAAGCATTCTTGCCATCTCCAATCTTCTGTTCCAGTGCTGCAACCTTTAGGCCTAATGCGTTGATAGCTTGCATTACTGGCGATGGCGTAGTCGTTGTTGTCCCCTCACTAATAGCTGGTGCTGGCATGATTGTGTTGTACATAACCATGTAAAAACCGTCAGCGGCGTGGGTCGTTAAATCATCAGGGACATATCCGGCATAGTCATAGGTGCTATCGTCCTGATCAACACCAATAATATGGTTATCTTCATTTAAAGTAAGCTTCATTCTATCCCTCCTTATTTATCAGAAACTGTGGCTGTAATTGAATAGCTTACAGGCGTTACCTTGGTAAATGCTGGCAACGAGTAAATTTCAAGTGTTGAGTTCGCTGGAACCGTATAAGCGTAGTGGAAAGCGCACATATAAATGGTTCCTTGTACTTCTGTATAACCAATTAAATTAACAGTTCCAGGTGTGATGGGAGCCGATAGATTAAAGGCGAACGAAGTCCCAGCGATATTAACTGACACGGTGGCATTCATAGTAGCGTAATAAGCAAAGTCCTTAGCCGCTAACTGACTAGCATTTTTAACATCTGAAATTGTACCTAACACTTGATTTGACAATAATTTAGCCATTACGTTCTGTTTAACTAAATGATATGTGCTTCCAGCTGAATCCATCGTGCTGTTATACAGTCCGATTCGAGACTTGGAATTATCCTGCAAGTAAACTTGGCTACGTTCAATGTGGACATCTTCGGTCACCTCTGATTCGCTAGTTAGATCTGCACATTGCCAACCGTTGATGCGGACATTAGAGCTCATAATGTAACACGCATTGTTATTATATTTAGAATAAGCAACTGTTTTAAGGCTATCGAAGTAAATATTGTTACAACTTAAAAGTACCACGGCTTTCACTGAAAAGCCTTGCGACTTCACCATGATATTATTGACATTAACCAACGCTAACGTTTCTTCCGGCATATCATTGATTAGTGTTAATTGCTTAACTGGTGTTGCTGGCGTTCGCAGACAAACGCTAGCTTCCAGCAAACTAGCAAATGGGTTAGATGCGGTACCATCAGGATTGTAAGCTGAGTTCTGACCAACACAAAAGTCAATCGTATCTGGGTTAGCATTCTGAATGGAAACCAGCATTGAACCGGATACCGGCGTTTTAAAGTTATGATTTGTTTCGTAGAATTGGCTTAATCCACCCCACTTATCAATATTAATGCTGGAGGATAAATAGATTTTACCGTTATCATTGAATGCCATACCTTCTATTTCGCCAGTCGGATATAGACCTTCTTGGAAATCATCAAAAGTATAGGTCGTCCGATAAGCTAGTGTTCTATTCGCGTAATCGATGGTATAAGCCCAAATTTGAGACTTGCGGCCACCAATCCAGTAAAGGTCCGTTCCATGGACTTGCACACCTTGCATGTACCATGGGTCGTAACCAATCAAGTCGGACCACTTAACCGTGAATTGTAAGTTCCATGATGAATCATAGAACTCCATTGTCTCGTTATCTGCCACAATAAAGCATTTGTCGGCACTATCGTACCCAATCGAATGGATAAGTGGCAGGGCTGTTTTATTAGTTAGGTCAATCGTATCCTTAACCGTTAAGGTTGCTGGATTAATCTGCAAGACTTTGGTTTTATGAGCTTCGTCAGTATTGGTAGCATCTTCAGCCATTGCAAAGTAAATATACCCGTCCGTCGCATTATAGGTCATCGAATTGCCATGATAGCCCATAATTTCATTGGACAAAATCTCAGTACCAGTTTCGACGTTAAATTTAACCAACGTGCCATACCGCAGATCTAGTGGATAACTGTTCTGAAAGTATTGGACTACTGTCGTATTACCCAATCCGGTGAATCCTTGCCCATTTGAGGCTACTGAACCTGGTACGCGATACTTCTGACCAAGCCGGCGCATATTCGCATAGGTCGTGGCACTGGCTACTGACGCATCCACCTTACTTTGTAACGATGCAAAATGATCTTCAAATTGGTTCAGCGCTTTGTCAAGTGCTCCTTGAGTAAGCAGGCCGTCTTGCTTAATTTGCTGCTCAAGTGTCGTTAGCAATGTTTGCGTGTCAACGCCTTGGTTGCTCAGCTTGGTGAACAAATCTGAGACTTTCTGTTTCCAACCGTTTAACGTACCATCGGCATCATCAATGCGGCCTTGCAATTCATCTAGGAATTTCTGTAACTCAGTTCTGAACGGTGCCTTATTGACAAACATGTCCGGGTTGCCATTATAGACGCGAAACCAGACATTAAAGGTCGTGACGCGTTTACCGTCAGCATTCTGTAAACCCAAGAAGCCGTAGAAATAACCTTCCTGTGGGAACATGGTTCCGGGAAGATTCATCTTAACTCGGCCTAGGCCAACGATATCATCGCTAGTCCCGACATAGCTGACTGCTTCACCGGTTTCAGCAGTCACTTGGTCGTTTTCATCAAGGCTGCCTACGAAGCCGGTCAGAAATGGCACTAGCCCATCTTGGAACTGTTGTGCTAAGCCCCGTTCTTGAAATTGAACAACCAGTGGAACCTGTTCATCGCCTACTCGGCCATTAAAGCTATCACTAAGATTGAAAGCATCACCCGAGCTAATTTGTTGCTTGTACGTATCTAATGTAATCGTACTAATCATTTACTCACCTTCCTTTGTAGTATCCACTACCTTGCCATCCACAATTGCAATTGGCACATCATACTTAGCCAAAATATCAACAAGTTCATGCATATTTTCATCCTGAACTCGAATTTTTGATTCAATTGTAGTTTGTGTCTCTTTAATATCACTTTGCCGGTGCTCTATCGTAGCTTGATTATCAAGTATGTCATTGAAAGTATCTTGAGTTATCACGAAGTTTGATATCAGCATTTCCCGTAGCGGAGCATCATACACAGCAGATAATTCATTAGTGAATAATTTAATGTTCATTCAACCGCCTCCTTCTTTTGCCACGTCACTTTCCCGTCATTATCAATGGCAGGTTCCCATACCGTTCCATCTGGTGACGTCAACTGCCCAATTAAACTTAGTCGTTGGTCCAAGTCATCACTAGTAACTAACTCTGGTTTATTGGCAATCTTCTCCCAACTAATTGGAAACTGCATTGAAAGAATATTAATAGCCTGTTGCACCGTCATTTTATCCATTCGCGGCACCACCCAATGCATTAAGTCTTGCTAGTGTACTCGCATCAGTAATCAAATCATTGCCGTCTACAGCATCAAGCCCGGCCTTTAGCTGTGCGATTTGCTTACCAGAATCACTATGAGCAGTCTGCAATCCCGCGGTGATTTGTGTAAAGCTTTTGGTCATATTGCCAAATGTCACGCTAGTCGTCGCTGGATTAACCAAATCAATCACGGTTTCGCTGATTCGAGTTTCAACATCCACACCATTGCGATCCCGAATATAGCCATAATTTCCAACCTCACTATTATTAATCATTCCAGATACCGAGTTAGTCTTGAAATCATTCAATGTCGCAGTTCGCTGAATCAACGGCACATCTTGTAATTTTGATTTCAAATATGCCAATAGGGAATCACTATTCGTGAACCGCTCATCAGAAATTGGCTCTGCATCAATTACACCCCACGTTGTTGCGTTAGGACTCGTGTACTCAGCAGTAGCCAATGGCTTTTCCTTGTCGTCTAACTTACCTGTACCTTTAATATGCGTAGCAATCGTCGTGTAATCACTCTCATCTGTCAACGAGCTAAGATTCAATCCATCTAACCAAACGAAAGCATCACGCTTACCGACTTGTTTATAAATATCAATGTGCTTGCCCGTACTAGTCCATTCGAAATTGAAGTCCGACATCAAAGTGTTTAAGAATAAATCAAACGCTAATCCAGTACCGAAATCTTCAGAAAAATCATAATGATTGAAATCATCATGAATCGTATACGTAAAACCAGTGCCTTCAGTAATTAGCTGCATGCAGCTATCGAGCGACTGGGATCCCTTTATACTCTTCTCAACGTAATGGTCATTTAAATCGTGCACAGCGCCTAGAAACGTTGCTTTAACATTACGACTACCACCGATGTTAGATCCATTCATGGTCTGAATACGATAAGCTTCGCCACTATCAGAATCCAGCAAGAGGGTGCGTGGTTGCAACATGCCCACAGCAGACGCATTCGTACCCGTGTTAATGAACGTCAATTCCAACTGAGCCACTTGATTCACGGTTTCAGTCAGTTGTGCTGAAATTGGGATAACTGGTAGTTCGTTACCTGTTACATCACGTAAATAAAACACTGTCACACCTCCTAAACGTAATAGCGTGTATCAAACTCCAAATCATAATTCGTTGCACCCGCCACCAGTAATTCATTAATCCCTTTGACGTAATCTAAATAGGCATGATTCCCCTTGCTGTAGACATTCACGCCATCCACAACTGGAACCATGCCATATAAAATTAAAGTTTGGGATTTCTTCAACGCTTGATTTAACTGAAACACTTGTCCCGTAGTTTTGTTAGTAATCGATAATTGACTAGCCACATCTCCATGGAAGGTTAATGTGGCCGTCTTGCCATCAGCCAGCAGCGGAATTGAGCCACCAACAAACACCTTGACGTCACTTTGATTGGTGAAACGATACGGCGGCAAACATGCAAACGGAATATCAAATCCTAATGGAATGTTATTCTTCATGTTAGCAGTAGTATTAATCGTCTCGCCAAATCCACCGGTAACAACTAGGTTAACTGTGATATCTTCCGTCATAATAGGTGACGCTTCATAAGGGTCTACATTAAACCCATCATCCGCATGGACTGGCCAACGAATCGATGGAATGACGCTACTAACAACATAGAAATCTTCGTAACCACGAAATAAATCAAACAGCTTCAACCGCATTAGTTCTTGGTCAACTGAGTCAATTGTTTTGACATCAAACACTAGTGGTATCTTGCGTTCACTCGTGCGTGTTTCAGATGAAGCTACATTGTACTTACCAACTGGCGTGTAAGTTCGAGTGAATGTTGGTGCAGGTGGTGAAAACTTTTCTACTTGAATACCCAAATCAGACAGCCAGTAGTTACTGCCATCCTGTTGAATCACTTGAATATCTAACTCCATCTATTTGCCTCCTCTCGCTCGATCAATGACAACATCTTGACCTAGAGCCAGCTTGATTAACGGATATTGGGCATTAAAAAGGACGCCGTTATCTAGTTTGGCAGTGATGTTAACTGTCTTGCTAGTAATTGCGTCCACTAATGACTTGACCATACCTAGTACCTCACCAGTTCCGTTTGCTGGTGCACCACTGACTGCGACGGGCCCACCATTCTTAGGAACATCTACGGGAATGGTACTCTTTAACCCAGCAGCTTGTTCCGCACTTGTAGCGACAAAAGCCTGCTGACCAAATGACATCTTGACAGCTTGGTCCGTTAAATACTTACTGTAATTCGACTGATCATCCGGAATATGAATTTCACGTTGGTTATGCTCAGATACCCATGCTAACTGCTTCTCATAGGACTCACCGCCCTTGTCAAAACGACGATGACCGCTTGGCGCCCAACCGCGATTCCACATCAAATCGTTGTACCAGTTTGAATCGTTAAATAACGCCAATAGTTGATCATAACCATTAGCACGGTTTCCATGGCCTTTAACCGCGTAATACCGGAATGTTTGTCCGATAAATTGAAGTAACCCCTGAGCAGGGTCAACACCAGTATTGACATCCACATAGCCATGTTGAAATACTGTTGGATTACCGCCGGACTCGTGATTGATGGTATTAAGGATTTTCTTAACGCCATCTTCAGGCATCGATACGTGCATAGCAGCGGCGGCTCGTTTGATGTACGGAATCCACCGTGTTACACCAGCGCCACCCGGATTACCAGCACCCTCAATGGCTAGTTTCTTTAGCCAATTGGTTTGTTTCTTTTCCCAGTCCTTAGTATCTGGGCCAAACTGGTTCTGTGAGCCACCCGGAAATAGGTTCATATCAAAACTTGAATCTATTAATTTTTCCCAGTTCTTAATCGGGTGCTCCATGAACTTCATAGCATCACCAAATAGGTTCTTGATCCAATCAACGATGTTACCACCAGAACCAGTCGCAAACATCGGTAACCCCATCATTTTAAGGAATGGTGCCGCTTTTTCAGTATCCTCACCTGAAAAGACTTGAGCACCGACAGGCAAGTGGGTCACAGTTGGAACAGCCGGTGACAGTCCTAATGATCCATTACCGTAATCAATCAATTCTGGCTTATAACCATCACCGACTATTGCAGTTTCAGGACTTGTGATTTTACCATTAGTACCGGTTTTATGTGGTATTCCTGTCGTTATACTTAACTTGTTTTCAGTTGCTGTGTAAGAACTCTTGCCACCAACAGCTTTAGACAATGCATTAACGCTAGCTCCACCTTGATCGAGGTTATGAGCCACACCTTTTCCAACTCCGCCAGCAGACTTCAGGGGGTCGGCGGCTTTCTCAACTAGGCCTTGATTGAATGATTCCATTGTATCGTTACCAGCACCAACAGCTTTTTGCCCCAAAGTCATAACATCTTTGATGGTTTGAGCAGTCCCTGTAACTGAATTAATAGGCACCTTTTTCTCATCGTTGATACCATCGTTATAACTATCCATGGTCTTACGGCCGCTTTCACCAATATCGATATTAGTCTTCCCCTTAACCATCGCTGCTAATACTTTCAAGTAGTTTTCAGTTGAAATTTTTTTATCAGCATAAGCCTTGTTAAGGGTATCCATGGTCCATGACCCTTCGCCAGTGATATTGATTTTAGCCCCACTCTTTACAGCTGACTTTAGCTTATTCAATGCAGATTTAGCACCAGGGATTCCCAAATCAATACCAGTTGCTAAAGTGTCAATATCTTTTTGCCCAATCTTTTTCAAATCGTGATCAAAAATATTAGAAATTGCTTTACCATAGCGTGTCTTTAAATCACTCTTGGTAATAATTCCAATATCCAAGCCTAATTTGAGTGATTGAATATCGCTCTTACCTAGCTTAGATAAATCTTGCTTAAAAATAGCAGCATATTGTTTGCCATAGCGGCTTTTCAATTGAGCGTCAGTGATATCACCACTTTTGAGTCCTTCTTTTAAAGTTGCTATATCAGTTTTTCCGAGCTTTGATAGATCCTTAGGAAACAAACCGGTAATATTGTCTCCAAATTGTTGTTTCAAATCTGAAATAGTCACGGCTCCATCGGTTAACCCTTGTTTAAGGGTATCAATTTCTTTTCCGCTCAGCTTGGACAAGTCTTTCGGGAAAAGGCCAGTAATCGTATTACCAAAAACAGGAGCTAAATCTTTCAAAGATAAGATTCCCGTTGAAAGACCTGATCGAAGTTCTTCCTGTTCAGAATCGGTTAAATCACTGATATTCTTTTTGCCGTCATCCTTGAAGCCAGTTAGAATTGAATTGAAATATACTTGTGCTTCTTCATAACCCTGTTTGCTACCAGATTTGACATCAGTCCAGAACTGTTGTGCAGTTTTATATCCGTATTTACCAAGAGAAATGTTTGCAGCGCTATCAGAAAGATCAAGTCCCCATTGCTTAGCAACATTGGCTGGGCTTCCCAAAGTGCCTTTATTCAAAGATTTAACATAATTATCATGCGTTTTTTCAGCACTTGCGGCCAATTTAGCACCTGCTTTTGTTGTCTCCGCCAGCATATTATCGGCATCCACCTTTGCTTGTGCAGCAGCAGTAGAGTCGGACATCCCCATTGCCTCATAGGCTTTTTCCTGAGACTTCTGGAATTTAGCCATATTCTTTTCAATGGTTCCGTGAGCGTTAACTTGATTCTTAATGTACTCTTTGTTTTTAGCTTTAGCATTGGCAATCCATTCTTCAGCCGTCTCTGTTACACCCGTAACTTTATCTTTATAGATTTTGATTAGTTTCCCATTATCATCAACTTGTTCTCCGGCTTGCTCCTTAGCAAGAGTTCGGCTTGTCCCAAGAATTTCACGACCGTTATTGTTATACGCATCGCCAGCCGCCTTTTCAGTTTTGATGTATTCCAACGAAGCTTGAGTTTGTTGCTTATTACGCTTAGCGTCAAGCATGGCAAGTGCTTGGTCGTATTGGTCTTTGCTAATTTGGTCATTTTTTCTTAGTGATTTCAGCTCAGACAGACTCTTCTTATAACTATCACTTGCCTTGCCATAAGTCTTGGAATATGCCGAATCTGCTGACTTTACGTCCGCCTTATACATGCCATCCGTGATAGTGCCATGTTGTTGCACGTAAGCTTTATATAACGCTTGCTGGTCTTTATAAGCCATACCAAAGGCAGAGACTTGCGAGTCAATGTAAGCTTCAGCCTCATTTAGCTTGGCCTTCTGAGTAGCAGACAACTTAGAGAAGTCACCGTCAACTGACTTTAAAATGCTCTCCATCGTTTTTTTAGCTTTTTCAAGCTTACTAGTTTGCCCATCAGCCCGCTTATCAACACCCTTTTCGACTTGCGTTACCCAGCTATTACCAGCACTTCCAAAGCTTCCAGATAAGTCGGATAGTGCGTCCATCCCAGCCTTTTTAGTCTTGGAAAACTGTTGTTCAACCAAACCAGCCATCTTACTGTATTTAGTAACCACATCGCTAGATAATTGTTTAGACTGCTTACCTACCGCAGTGTCCAATAGTGCCATATCATTCTTGGCTTTTTGATGTAGTTCATTAAACGAGCCAATTGCTTTTTGCGAGTTTTGGCTGATATTAGCACCATATTCGTCCATCGAAGCACGTTGGCGCTTCAACTGGTCACTATGCTCCTTGCCGGCTTTAATCGCAAAGTAAGTTGCTGTCCCCACAGCTGCTACACCCAATACAACAGGGGCAGCCGCCGCAGCCAATGCACCTAATCCTGAAACTGTACCTAATGCTGAACCACCTAAACCTAACAAGGATGCTGAACCTGCTTCTGCACCACCACTAAGGCCAGCAATGACAGTGCTGGCCGCACCGCCATCTTTAACTAAAGTGCCAAATAGCGGTGATAGTTTAGCAGCACCAACCAATAATTTCATAGATCCACTAGTTAGTAGCCCTACACCAGAGGTCAATTTTCCAAACATACTAATCAATGGACCACCAGCCGCAACAGCTAAGCCCGTATTAATAATTAGTTTCTGCGTTGCTGGGTCTAAGTTATTAAACCGTTCTATTAATCCCTTTGCATGTTTTAAGAATTCTGTAACCAACGGGAGTAAGTGCTGGCCTGCTTCAATTCCAAGTACATTTAGTGACTGTTTAAATTTATCGACATTAGCCTTAGCGGTATCGTTCATAGTATCTGCTAGCTTTTTGGTGTAACCTGTTGAGTTTTGTGTCTCTGAAGTGAGCTTTCGAAGAGCGTCTCCACCTTCATTGACTAAAATATTCATCCCAGACTGAGCCTCGGTACCAAATGCTAATGCTAAATTTGATTGCAACTGTTGTTTAGTCATGCCCTTGGACTTAGCCTTAATATTATCTAGAATGTCAGGCAACGTTAGCGTGCCCTTCTTGAAATCTGATACGGAGACACCAAGTGCTTTAAATCCTTCCATATTTTGTTTTGATGGCGTCAATAAAGCAGAAAGTGCGCCACGTAAAGAAGTACCTGCTTTTTGCCCTTCAATCCCCTGATTACTCATCAAACCAATTGCCGCGGAAGTTTCCTCCAGGCTCATGTTCAAGCCGTGTGCTACTGGTCCTACATACTCCATGGCATATCCCATATCAGTAAAGCCCGCAGAAGTTTTGTTTGCAACATACGTTAATCCATCAGTAACTCGTTGCGTGTTTTTCAACATAGTAGCTGTATTATTTGATTTAAGGCCAAATTGTTCGAGTGTCGATGTAGAAACCTTCATAACATCATTAAAGTCATCACCGGAAGCCTTGGTTGCATTCAATATAGATGGCATCCCTCCCATAACTTGTTGGAAACTATATCCTTTTTTGATCATCTCAGTCATTCCATCATTAATTTGGGTAGTCGATACACCATATTGAACTGACCATTTTTTACTAGCATCGCCCAAAGAATTTAGCTCTGATTTTAACTTTGAAGCACTAGTATGACCGTCATCTAGTAAGGCACCCATTGACTTAATTTGAGAATCAAAATTAATAAAAGATTTAGTTGCCGCTCCCATGGCTGTGACAATCGGCACTGTAAAACCAATAGTAGCCTTACTTCCAAGGGAACTAATCTTCTCACCGGTATTTTGTATCTTAGTACCCATTATCATGGCTTTGTCAGCTGCGGCAGCCATTTCAGGTGTTAATGCACCAACACTCTTTTGCAACTTGCCTGCTGACAAAACCAGAGCTTGCTGCTCACGTTCAAGGGCAGCATATTTACTTTTAGCTGCTACTACTTGAGCAGAATTATCACCTTCTGCTCGTGACAGACGACCAATTTCACCAGCTGTTGCTGTCATCTCTTGTCGGTTAGCTTGCAACTGCGCTTTATAAGAGTTCAACTTAGAAACTTGAGAAGACATGTGCAGCCCTGCTTGTTCTTGAGCGGCTGATAGCTTACTATAACTGGCTGCAGTTGTCTCTAACCCTTGATTCAACACTTTTAAATTGGCAGCTGCTTTCGGGCTAACATCCACGTCTTTAAATGTTCGCTTAAGAACTTCGGCTTGTGCAAGTGCCTCTTTAGCGATTAAGTCCACGTTAATCTTGACACTACCAGCAATATCAGCCATCTACACACATCCTTTCTATATTTTTCCTTGCTCCCGTAACTCTTTCATCCGTAACGCCTTGTGTGGCATGTCTAAATTAGCTAGCTCGATAGATAGTTCATCTGGTGTCAGCTTGCCATCGCCATCGGTGTGAGCTTGCTTTAATCCATAAATCAGCTTCATTTGTTTCAGATAAGTTTGCGTATCAGCATCCATATCATCACTAACCTTAGCCAGTCGAAATCTGACAACTTTTTTAAATTGCGTATCTTCATTCAGACCATCTAACATTGTTGTAAATCGTTCCCAACTAAGACTATCTCGATCTAAATCGATACCGTATTGTTGTTGGAAGCCGGCCTTGATTAACGATTCGTCTTCATCAAAATCAAAAGACCGCTTACCAGACTTGAGCACCTTAGCTCGAACCCGATCGCGGTCATTATTGATTTTTTTATTAAATATTTCAGACAGTAACTGACCCTTATCCTCAAAACGTAGCTTGCTCGTATCGTCCAATACCAGCGCTTTTAAGCTGACTTCTACACGCTCTGGTATAGTGAGGCCTTCATCCCGAATCGCTTTAAAATATAGCAACACCATGCGAAATGAAAGGTCTAAACGATACCGATGTTTCCGAAATACGATGCTGTTAGTGTTTATCTCGGTAAAACTCATTGTTCATTCTTCCGCAATTCTGTAATGGACTGTAAGTACTTGTCGCGATAATCGGAAATATCCGTATGTTGTTCTACGTTAATCATGATTTGAGCGACAACCTTAGCAAATACCACCATGGAATCATTGCAAGTATGGTATAGTTCTTTGCCAGCATCCTTACCAAACATGCCATTAAGTAATTGATAAAAGCGTTCCTTAGCTTCAAGCTTATATTTGTTCTGAATATCATCGTACATTCGTAAATAGCGTCGTTGTAGGATTTGTTTCTTATGATCTAACGCCGTCATTGGTTCATTAATCATATCTTTTTCCAATTGAGCTTCTTTATCAGTTAACTCAACTGATCGATGATGTAACTCCTGCTGTAATTTCACCTCAGCCATTTTAATATCATTATATTGATCTGTAAAAACAGCGAATGATTTATCCGCAAAGCTCACCGTGTAACTCTTATCACCAATTTCAAAAGTCATACTGTCACTAGGAACCTCTAATTTAATTACATCACTCATGCTGGTACCTCCTAATATTTTTAGTGCTATGTATGACGGATTACTCCGCCACTTGCCTACATACTTGTTACCACTGCACCATCAGTTGTAGGCATTGCATTGATACTTGATGGTGCTACTATTTTGACGTGCCATCTGGTAAATTAGCTTTGACATGCAAGATAAGCGCATTTTGACAAGGTGTATCCTTCAATGCAGTTTGCATATCAGTAGGATTGCTTGCCTTGATTACTGTGGGAGTAGCATTGTACGTCATCGTTACCTTGAAGCTACCGTTATCGTCCGCAGCGCCACCACCATCATCAATGTCAGAGAATGTTCCCATACCTGATTCAATCGCATTAGGTGTTAATGAACCATCTTCTTCTTGTACCCATTGGACTTTGCGGAACATCCGTTCACGTAAGCCACCAGTCTTTTGCTTCATGTCGGCAATATCATCTTGGGCCGGGTTCCCAATTGAACGATCACCAGAAATATCATACGATGACGTTACCCCAGTAACTGTTTGTCGTTCTTGACCACCACCATTGTAATAGGCAGCGGACTTTTTCTTATCAGTATACTTAGGCGTTACAGTGGTAATCCCATCACCTAAATATAACCAGTTGATCGTCTTATCTGCTGCAGTTTTTCCTACCCAATATTCATCTAAATAGTTTTCTTGAATTGACCCCTGGACGTTTCTGTCGTTCGGGTCAGCTGTTGGTGTTGTTGCATCAGCCATTTTGCATTCCTCCTAAATTAAATAATTACTTGTACACTAAAAGCGCCTTGATAGACACCATACTTTTGAGCATCTTGACCATCGTCATCCTGAACAGTGGCTAGAAACTCCGGTGAGGTTGTCATCTTAGCGCTTATGAATTTGAAACTTCCATTCTCACTTTTGATTGATATCGGCGTTGCATTCTCCATGATGTCCATAATGGCACTGAGAGTGTTAATACAAACAATTCCGTGTGGATGTTTAGCAGTGATTGCAAATGCAAAACTACGGCGGCGGCGACCGTCATAATATCGCGTTGCCGGTCCAGCGGGCTGCAATGTATAACTCAGTGACATTCCAGGAGCATAGTCATTGCCAAGTGTTAACGTATCAAACAGCTTAACGTTAGCACTAATATAATTAGCAACCCGAACATCCAGATCAAGGTCAACTTGACTCACTACGTCGCCCCCAATCCGTGTGCCACGAGCGCTGCCCAATTGTGACCATTAACCAAATAGGCTTTATCAACCCAACCCTTTTGCGCTAACGCATGCTTAGTGTGGTTATAATTCAAAGGCCGATTCGTCACTACTTTGTGATAGCCTCTCCGCTGACCCATTGTATCCGGTGCCTTCACCATTACTTTACCACCGTACATATAGGCCGCATACGGCTCTGTCCAAACAATAGTAACGCCAGTACCGGTTTGAATTCTCGATACATGTTTGGCTAAATGACTACTTAAGAATGGTACATACTGATCAGAATCACGCACAATCACATCTGCTAGTCGGTTTGTCAGCACATTAAGATTATTCAAACGTGTAACCAATGGTGACAAGTCTACTTTGTTAGTCATTGCAGCACCCCTTCCCAATGATGAACATGCGTACCGAAATCATAAATAGGATCAAGACTCTTCACGATTAGCGATTGGTGAGTACTTTGTACTTCAACTTTGTCGTTAATCTTGGGCAATCTATCTAGTGGCGTCGAGTTAGTTGAATCCACAATTAGTGTATAGGCCCCGGTGACAACCTGTGCACTAGCATTACCACCAACGGATTGAACCGACACTGAGGTTGCAGGTTCGACTCGTACATGTCTAATCGTGTAGTCATCAGATCCATTACTATCTGAGCTTATAATCCATGAATCCTGTTTGGCTTTATTAGCGTCGTAGGGTGTCACTTTGATGGCATCATCTAACAACTCGATGGGAATTGGATCAATAATATCATCCATTTAATGCACCCCACGATACAATAGGCCAGTTGGTCGTAAGTAGTTGATTGCCGCATTGGAGCGTTGTGCCGTACCACGTGGCAGCGTTGTGGGCGCTGACTTCTCATAACTAAATTTGCCTATCGTTACATGACTAATCCCTTTAGCCGATTGTTTAGCGTTAGCTAGCTCTTCAACCCCACCAGAATCAATAAACCATTCAATCTGAGCGCAGACAGCCTTCTTCACGTTAATTCGGTCAGCCTCAAGTGGCAAATCATCAAGATTATGCGAATCGAAATAATAATTTGCGTATTGATTGACCATCTCTTCGGCTCGCATTTCCAAACGTCCAAAATTAATATTTACTGGTACTTGCTCGCCAAAATAAGTGTAAGCGTAAAAATCTTGATCTACTATCGGCATCTAATCACCTCTAACCAGCAGTTACATTGGCACCATCAGTGGTTGCTGCAGCTTTAACATTTTGTGGATCAGCGGGCTTGGCAGCAAGAACCGTAAATCCCAGAACATCTACCTTGTCACTAATTTGATTACCGTCCACATAGGCAACCTGATAGTCACCAGTAGCGACAACTGTGCCAGCTGCTAAGCCAGTAATTGCCACACTGGTTGCATCACCAGTCGCAATTGCCGTTTCATTGCCCTTTTGATAAGCCTTCAACACTTTAGCCATTCTACATTCCTCCTAAATTTAATTGCCTACTTTGTTGTGATCTTCGCACCGTCATTAGTAGGCATTGCTTTGACATTAGACGGCGACATTATTTTGACGGCGTATCAGATGCCACAGCTTTACCCTTATTGGACTTTTTAACTGTAGCATCCTTAGTGCTGGTTACGTTTTGGTTAATAACAGTACCGCCTTCGACATCAAATGGATTAATGACTAACAACTTAGTGTCATCATAGATTGCAACACCATAATGTTCATCGGCATTAAACTTAGTGATCTTATGATCCATATCGCGACCCTTTTCAGAGAGAACATTTCGCTTCATGTAAGTACGCATTGCACCCGGCTTAACTGCCAAGGCGGAGCCTTCTTTGATTTTACGTGACCGCACAATTTGCCATCCAAGTAACTCACCAAATGTGCCATTAATCAAGATGTTGTCACCTAAATCAGTTGCTCGCGTCCAGTTCTCAGCGGCAGCCTTACGTAGTTTATTGACATCTTTAGGATTCATAAACAATACGCCGGTGGTCGGTGAATCATCTTCTACCGCGTATTCACTCGTATCATCATTAAATGCAGCTTCAATTGCATCGACCATATCCAAAGACGTAACATCAACGCCAGTACTTAGCGTAAGTCGTGCTTTCATTGCAGTAGCCAAGATATCATTGTCAATCTTAGATGCAATTGCCATCGTAATTTGTCGCTGACCTTCGCCTACTGGGTCTCCATATCCGGATAGAGCGGCTTCGTCAGTAATCTTGACACCTTTACCTGCTTTCTTAATCGTGAACATGTCGGTATCTGTTGAAAGGCTGGCATAATCAATAGCACCACCTTCATCGACATCCGTCGCATCTCCGATATACTTGTATCGAGGTACGGTTACATCAGTGCCTGGTCGACCTTCAAGTGTAGTGTCAACAGGTGCAATAGCACTAAACCGGATTGCCTTAGGCAATTTAGCGCTAATCATCGCAGTCATAACTTGTGGATCAATCAGGTTATCTAATACAGTTGTTTCATCTGCCATGTGTTATTTCCTCCTAATTATTTGTTAGTTTTGTAACAGCTTGCTTGTAAACATCAGGGTGCTCTAGTTTAAGTTTTGCAGCTTCACCATAGCTAATCTTTGACAAATCTGGCACCGCAACGTTACCTTGACCACCACTAAGGTTTTGACCAGCAACTGCCGTTCCTTGCGCTGCTTCTACACCTTTAAACGATGGGTTTCGCGCTAAAACGCCTGTCAATGCTTCATCAATTGTTTTAACGCCGTTAGCTTTATTCGCCAAATCGGCCTTAGCGAGTGCCAACGCGTCACCCAAATGGTCAGCGTCAACACCCTGCTTAAGTGCAGCTACTTGTGCTTCTGCATTCTCAGCACGACTGGTTTCCTTTGCTAATTTACTGGTTGCCTTGTCTAGCTCACCAGATTTCGCTTCTAACTCACTCTGATTAGCCGCCACATCCTTATTATGTTGTTCAACAACCCCTTTCAAGTCATCTTCATTATCGAATCCAAGCGATTTCAATAATTCAGTACGTGCGTCTGCAGCCACCTGCTCTGTATCAACCGAAGAAGGAGTTGCCACTGAATCGGTTGCTGGGGTTGTCGGAGGCGTAGACTCTGTTGACGTTGCATTATCATCTGCCATCTTTATTGCTCCTCTCTAAATTTAGGTATAAAAAATAAGCCTTTTAACGCCATGCTAAGGGCACTACTGTTTTTCTCGATTGTATTGACGTACTAGTCCATGCTTATTAATAAACTGACGAGTAACTGACTGACGACGTCTCACTAATTCTTGTGCAGCCGTAATATCACTTTGATCACCAAGCTTTTTAGCTGCTATCAATTTACGCTTAGCTTTTCGTACCTCACGTTCAAGTCGTCGCTGAGTTTGTTCTAATTGATACCTAGCAGCATTGTCATCATCTGACTGCTGTGGCACTGGCATTGAACCGTAGCCTTCGATATATGGAATCGTATAATGTCGGCAATTAATGCCCCCAATGCCAGTAATCGTACCGTATCCCGTTGTTGATTCAAAATCTGAATATTTGTCTGTATTACCATCCAAAGAATAAACATGGTCTTGATACTGCAAGTGGCTTGGCCGACAACCAATATGTGAACTAACTTTAACTAACGAGCCATACTGACGATACCTAAGTAACTCTGTATCATTCGTAGCACTATTAATACTTGAGTTAACCACTGTCCGCACATAGACATCTGGTGACCATTTTCGACCAGCCTTATCAACGAGTGCGGGTACACCTTGTTCTGCCCATTGCTCACTGGCTTTAGCTATTGCTTTGATGGCAGTTGTACCACTATCAATTGACCGCTTTGCATCACCAACAATTCCCCTAAACATCTGATACGCATTAGCGCTCATATTACGTCTAGCAAGGTTCAGATAATTATCCGTCTCTGTTAACTGGTCATCAACAACTTGCTTAAACTGTTGCGAATCCTTGATCGAATCCACTTGCTTTCCGGTAACCTTTTTAAGCCACTTTTCAGCTTGTTTGACATTATCTTGACTAATTGTACTAAGTCTTGTGTGCAATTGCTTAGACGCATGCTGTGTAGGCGAGACAGTTATTTTAGCAGCGTATTTCCGTACATCGTCCGCATGGTTAAGTAGCTCGTTTATCCATTCGTTATCCGTATCATCATGTTTAGATGCTTCATTTCCTATTAGGTTGACAATGTAAGACCAAATCAAATCTTCAACACTAGCATAGTTGTTAGCATCTTCATCCGAATAACCCGATAAATCCCATGGTTTAAGCATTATCCTCACCATCTTTACCGTTACCACCGACAACATCTTCAATTGAACCTTCAGCATTCGCTGTTTCTGCATTGATTTGGTCAAGAACCTGTTGAGCTTCAACATCAGTAATTCCATTGGCACGTTTAATTGCTTCTAGTTGTGTCATAACGGGGTGATTGCCATTCGCCTTCATGTAATAATTCAAATTGTCATTCCGGTCTTTAGCAATCGAATCATCAAAGTTAACAGAAATATCAATATCTGTTTGACCTGAATATTGAACATTTGAATCATTTTTAGCCAGTTCCACAATAATCTGACAAATATGTTCAATTGCTTCTCCAATCAACGTTTCATGACTGTTTTTGGATTGATACGTATCACTATTCTCACTAATTACCGCTGTCGCTGTGATAACACCCTGTTTGCTGTCAAACGTAAACATATCTGCGCTGAAACCAATTTGTGAAGAGTAGAAATGCAACAAATCATTGATGCCAGCCACAATTGCTTCATTTCGCAGTCCTAATGTAATATCAGTCGGTTTCGCTGACTCACCATCACCGCCACTCATTGTCGTGTTGTATTCCATATAGACATCTTCATTCCAATCAACATAATACCGTGTTTTACCGGTTTGCGGATCAACTTCACGTTTCAATTGATTTGCTGGTGCGGCAATACGCCGTTTTCCTTTGACAAATTCTTGGAATAACAAGTCATAGGCTTCATCTAACTGGCGCAATGTGTCTATGGCGTTAGCATAGATAGGAATACCCAATGGACTGTCAATGTGCAAGTTATTAGCTAAATTAGGCTTTAAATAGATAAACGTCGGCCGTGAATAAAGCTTTTTGGAATACCTAGTTGGCTGCGGTGACATGTTTTTGAACGCATCTGGCAAGTTACTCCAATCATCAATCTTCACACCCAAATCATCATTGCTATTGGTCGTACTCTTGTAGATCTCATTAGTCACGACATAGTCTGTATCGGTTTCTTCATGCCATTCCAATAACGTATAGTAATGACTGTCACTCATGAACTTGGAGGCAATGACGGCTTCACTGACACCATTAGCATCTGACGTGATTGGATAGAATGCATCAGCAGTAGCAAATCGAATCTTAACTTTACCGCGATCGGTATATAGACGAATCACAATGCCACCAGTTGCGAACATATATTCTAAGTAACGTTCAAAATTGTTATAGAAATGATTGTCCTTCAAGGTTTGCTTCACAAACTGATTCTCAACCGTTTGATAATCATCTGGCGATGAGGGATCATCAGGATTTTTCGCATTTTTGGGGCTAACAGTAATGACAGCCTTTTGATTGAATACCAAACTTGCCATCTTCTTGGCGGCAACTTGTCCCATGTTTAATGACATCTTTTGGCGATCCAAGTAAGAATCGTCGGGTAGCTTTTTGTGTATTTTCAACCATTCCGGTGTTGACTGATAAATGCTAAACCACTTAGCAATCAATCCATACTGGTCATCATCCGCCATTACCTTCTTATGGTCAGTTACGCTTTGCAACTCAGTAGCTAATCCCATTTTGACTAACACCCCCTTTATCCAATCATGTATTCTGTTAAACAAGGCTAGTAACCTCCCTTGTATTTCTTCGTAAAGTAATTAGCAGCGTACCGGCACTCGTCCATTGCATGGTTATTAGCATCGACCGGCTTACCGGTTGTTTCATCACGTACATACATACCAAGTTCTTTAACAAAGTGATAATTATCATAGCTCTGATTTGCTAGTCCACTATCCGGCGTATCAACTAAGACAAACTGACCATCTGCAATCAATGATTGTTGCCGCTGAATGCCGACTTCAATTCCTTTAGAGTTACCAACGTGATCATGCCCGTTGTTATCCGCCTTACCAGCTTCAACGCCAACCTTAATTAGCTCTTGTCGTAATGCCAATGAAGCGGGATCCACTAACACCATCGAGTAGTGCAGTTGGTATGTGTTAACACACCACAAAATAAATCTTCTTAATTCTGTGGCATATGTGCTCATTGCCTTTGTTTGTCCGGTCTCCGTACCACTGTGATAATAATTGGCAACACGGTTTAGAACAAACTTAAAACGCCCATCAGGTTGCCGGACGCGGGTAACAATATTGCAACTCATTGTTGTGGCATCATCTTGACCAGCATCACCAGTAAAGTACATTTCTACTGGCTGCCCAATTAAGGTATGGTTAGTCATACTGTCTTGGTCAAACTGATCATAGATAATCCCCTGTGGCATGACTCTTAATCCTAGCCAATCACGCTTGTACAGATATGGATTTTTCTTTAACTGTGTCTCCATCTCAGTCAAACGCTTGGTTGTCATCACTGGGTTATCTGACATCCGCCAATGTAACCAATGTGCATCGCGCTCATCAAAAAATTTAATAATTGGGTCTTGTGGTGCCGGTGGGTTAAGGTCAGCAAGATGATAGCGATACTTAGCTGCGGCCGTCCGCCGAAAGGTTTCGTCAAGGAACTCACGGTTTAACAAGTTGATTTCAGAATACGCAACTGAACCTAATGACATACCACGGATAGCATTGGCACTGTTTGACTTGGCCCCGCCTTTGAAGTAAATCTTCTTTTTTCCACTCGGTAGGTCTAAAGCTAAATGATCGCCACCACGATCACGTCTCAAATGACTAGCACCATCAAATATATAGGCTAGTCCCATGCCATCACCTTCGATAAACAGGTTATAAGCAAGTTCCTGGTTATAGGCGCTGACTAAATGGTTCTCATCCGTTGTTGCCAAATAAAACAGCGCTAACCGGGCATCATCTGCCGCCGTCTTGCCAGCACGAATTGAACCTTCATTCACATCAAACAGATGGTCGAATGGAGAAAAAATAAACGTTGCCTGTTTCTTACCATATTGAATACTACTTAGTGGTGTTTGCATCGTCTTCTTCCTCCTTAGGTACTAACTGCTGTGCTCCTTTGGCTAAAGCTTTAAGCAATGGGCTTACATGACCAACGCCTTCAAGTTCATTAGCCTTATGCTCAACAATGCGAGCATCCGCGTTAGCCTTCCTGATTTGTGCCTCCCGAAGTTCATCATTACCATCCGCCGAGCCAAATCCAGCCATGGTTAGAATCGTTGTATTTGCTTGTAAGCGTACCATCTCAGACTTGGCATTTAAGGATAGCTGGTGTAACTGTTTGACTGCATCCGGCACATAACCATCCAATGCGATATGGCGGTATTCTTGCTGAGCTTTGATAAAGGTTTGGTTCTTCTTCCAATTGGCAAGTGTCTGTCGTGAACGGTTTACCGTTTTGGCGATTTCTTCATCAGTCAGTTCATCTTCAAACAGCATGATAACAGCCTTTTTCCGCCGTTCATCAAGACTTTGAAAAGCACCATTTTGTAAACTTTTGTATACTGTCATTACATACCACCACACCTCCGTCTAATTGGAATTAGTCATCGTTATTCGACTACGACCCAGTCATCAGCTAGCATATCAGTTTGACTAGCTAACCATGGAACTCGATCCATAGGTGNTAATTGGAATTAGTCATCGTTATTCGACTACGACCCAGTCATCAGCTAGCATATCAGTTTGACTAGCTAACCATGGAACTCGATCCATAGGTGCATTCGGATTGTTCGTGCGTAGCCCAGTCGTGTCNCCAGTCATCAGCTAGCATATCAGTTTGACTAGCTAACCATGGAACTCGATCCATAGGTGCATTCGGATTGTTCGTGCGTAGCCCAGTCGTGTCAATATAAATGAAATCGTGAGTCATAACCTCATTAAAACGATTATTGGGAGTGTTCAAAGATTCTCCCTTTTTCAATTTAATGAAGATGCCTTTGCCGTTCCANGAAATCGTGAGTCATAACCTCATTAAAACGATTATTGGGAGTGTTCAAAGATTCTCCCTTTTTCAATTTAATGAAGATGCCTTTGCCGTTCCAACCTTTACGTGCAACACAATTACCTCGTTTTAATTCTTCAAGCGCTTCTCCAAAATTCATAATTGCTTCCTCCTTATTTTTATCCAAACTAAAAGCGCCATGCTTATTTGCACGACGCTTCTTATCCTTGCACCACTTATCTAGCCGAGCATCGGCCTGCACCCATTCAGGCGGATCGTACCCGTATTTACTGTGAATCATTGCTGCCATAACACCACTCCCAAATTTATGTAAAATAAAAACGCCCACAAACAGGCGAGAATTTTTTCAAAAATGAAACATTCTATTTTTCTTCGACCATGGCCGAAAGTAGCATGTGTTGTATTACTTCACCAATTAAATATAATGTAAACAGCACACAATAAACTGTCAAGAACAGCCACAACAGATTCGTTGCGTAAAAAACCACAGCATTATTAGTATCCGGAAAGAAAGGACTAAGGAATGAAACTAATCCCAGAACGCCCCACAATGTAGCACCGTATCTGTATGGAAAAACGAATCCCTCTGCCGTCTTTTCATCTGCTGTAACAATCAAGTGTAGGTCCTTTTTATTATAAATAACCACAGCAATTGCTATAGCTGCTAATATCATAGAAATTGCACCAATAGAACAACTAAATAAATCAACTGATCTATCTATCATGATTTTATGCAATTTTACTATCCCGCCGTTATTGTCCAATAACACCCATATGCCAGCCGACAATAAGAGTGAAGTGTACAAGCTCCAATTAAAAATAACACGCGGTCCGACACTCGAGATTCCATGCCAAAATGCACTTCTCCTATAGGCCTCATTATTGCCGCTTTTCTGTATTTTCGACACGCTCTTTCATCTCCTCAACAGCAGCTTTAACATCCATTCCGCTTTTTAAAGCATCATCTGAAATATTCTTCGTAACCGGTGAGCTATCCGAACTAATTATTTTTGAATTTTTCTTATTTCCAACCTTAGCTTTCCAAGTTCCATATCCTTTACTAACAATCGTGGTAATATCTGAAAACACCTTGCTTAATTTACCATTTTCTTTTGACTCTAAGCCATCGGGGTTTTCCATTTTAAGAGCGCCAGTTTTGGCATGCGCGTCAAGCAATATATCGCTAACTCTGTTTATTGTTTTTGGATCATTTGGGACACGATAGTTAAGCACAATTTTTCTAACAGGCTTGCTCATCAATTCGTTTATCAAATGGCTTTGATCAGTCAACAGTTTAACGTCTACATCACCAATTAGATGTAACTGATCATTCAAAAGCAATAATTGCCTAAAAATAATTACTGAATCAGCAGAATTGATATCGGCATTAGATTGAACTAGCAATAATTCTTCTTTTACTAAATAAAAGAATTTAACCAATTTTGCATTATTCTCTGTCGATACAATTGATTTACCATCTTTAATTTCGATTCGATCAATTGATTCTTGTTTTGCGATATTCCCTGAAATAATGTCATCATCCATTTGATCTACATCCGAGAAAGTCCACTTAGTTTTGCCTTCACCACTAATTTTATGACCAACTGAGTAAAACATCGTGCTCTGTTTAAATGATAATATTCTTTTCGGGATCCTATCTAATTTTATTTTTTCTATGTCATCAGTAAAAATATTTTCAGTGATATTCAATTTTGCCAGATAGTACTTTGCCATTTCAACTCCTCCAAACTAACCTAACTATACAAAAACTCCCGCTAAAAAGCGAGAGCAGTTTGAAGGATTTTAGTTTGAGCAATCAAAGAAATTCGTGAGTATCTAGGCTGCTAAACTAATAAACTATGCCGGCGGCAGAGAGGAGCGCATCACCCCTTATAAATCCGCCGGCTACACAGATAGCTGGATTTGAACCAACATAGACGGTTTTGGAGACCGCCATCTTGCCAATTAGATCATATCTGCTTAATAGACGGGCCATCATATCAACTTAATCAAGGAGTCAATACAAACTGTACATCTGCGCCCGTCTAACGTAGCCTGCTGGGCTCGAACCAGCGACAACCTGATTAACAGTCAGGCGCTCTACCAACTGAGCTAAGGCCACATGAATGCTAGACGTACAAGCTGGGGTGGCTTACCTAACATTCGATAATACTAATTTACTCCCCTTTTTACGCTCTGTGGAACGGATTATGACGGATTTTGTCGGATTATGACGGATTTTATTTACTGGCTTCAACTCGCAACTCTCGTGGATAGATTTCAGCAAACTTCAACCGTGCTTGTTTCAATTTGTCATTAAACGTTGTCCGTGCCAATGGATAACCCTGCTTATCAAACTCTTGCCCATACTTGATACAACACTTATCAGTCGAGAAGCCATCCAAATACTTCCATTTCAAAATGGCTGAACATTGTGCTGACTTTTCATCAGTATCTGCAACAAAGTCGACCGCAGTTTCTAACAATGTCATCTCTTTTTTTACCCATTCCTGATCCTGTAATCTTTTGTACATTGCTTCTTCGGTGCCATTAATATTAGTTTCACTACGTGGCATTCCATCATAGGCTTGCCCGCTTAATGCAACTAGCTTTAATCTTTTTTGTTCCGTCTTCAATTGTTGATACCGTTTTAACTCCAGATCAACATTTTCCTCAGTCGCCTCTAAATCATAATTTTTAAATACTTCGTTAACCAAAGCCGCCACCCCTTATTTTGACTGTGCTATAATTAAATTAATCGGATTTAATCGTAGCGTTGCTAGCAATGGCGGCGCTTTTTTATTTAACCAATCGAAGTATCAGCATTGCCTACGATATGAAATGCTCGATCTGGGTATACATCTAGCCAGTCACCAATGCCTGCATACCTGTTTTCAACAGCGAGTCCACTGACGCCCGCTTGATTAGTAGTGTCAATCACCAGCACAACTTCACCGTTATTCACGTTAACCAACACATCATGTTTCTTAATTAAAGTACCTTCATCATCAACTCGTGGTTCAATTTCTTTTGTCATTGTTCATCCTCCTATAAAATAAGAATTTTATTTAAACTCTCCCAGGATTTGGGGTATCAGCGAACACCAACTCCGCAATGTCAGCAATGAAGTCCTGGCCAATTTGTGCCTGTTGCTCAGTTGTCAGTGCCGCGTTCATTTCCAGGTTGGCAACTGTGGCTTTCATTTGGATTGCTTTGGCGTATTCGGTATCAGTCAGTCGTCTTCCTCCTAAGTCATAGACATAAAACAGTCATTAGGAATGTCATCAATTGATGACATTTTACGTTGCTTATAACAGTGAGTTTCCAAAACGTCTTTGTCAGTAAGTTCAGTTCCACGCGACCATAGCGGCCGATTATTACCGTCATACCAGAATAAATCGTTTCTAAGCTCTCTGCTTTTATCTATTGGTACCAGCAAGACAATCTCAACATCTCCGCTGTCATTAAACCAGTGGTTCGCTACTTTTAAAGTTTTCATTCTTCACCCTCCATTGATTCTGCCATCGCCATTATCAGCGGGTAATCTTCCCACGCTACTTCTGACTCGTCTGCGTAACTCATCGCCTCACAGGCCGCTTGTATAGCCCACGCTGGTATTTCACTGTCCATGTCCGTCCTCCGTAATTGCTTCAACTTCCACTCTTGGGTTCTGCTTATCAACCGCAAATTCATCTTGAAAACCGGTTATATGCTTGCGGTTGTCATTGCCTAGGAGCCCAGCTTTCATAAATCCGTCCAGCACAAACTTTTTAGCAAACGCGATATTATCAGCATCTTTTCGGTTGTTTTTCGTGTACCACGTAAATTTAAGCTTGCAAGGCCATGTAAACTCGACCCCTGAATTATAGCTGGCTCTGGCGTACACGCTGCACAGGGCTGTATATCGCTTCTTGAGGCTAGCTGCTGCGTATCTGTTTGCACGCTCAGCCCTGATATACTCGTTTAAGCTAGGTAGTTCGCCCTTGATCACGACTTTGCTCATACTTTCGGCACCCGGCTAATGTAATAGCCATTAACGATCCCGTTAGACATACTGGCCTGTCTAATCGAAAACTCTGGAGCATCAATCTTCTCGCATAATCGTGCCAGTGTTTGATAGGCGATCACTTCATCATGATTGTTATACTTCTCAGCACGCCAGTAATCGTTAGTCAGTGGCAGGCTGTATTTGTGGACTAAATCCTTTACCCGATTTAATTCCATTGCCGTACTATCAGCTAGTTCTCTAAGCGTATGTTTGCCATGCTTATGTGCTTGCCGAATGGCTCTGACATCCTCACGTTCGCCCTGCTTCGAGTCTATTTTCATACTGGCTAGATAGGCCGCATCACTGCTTACCTTAGTTCCAGGCTTCACCAGTCTAACCGGAAACGGCCATTCACCAGATTTGTAGTTATGTTGCGCGAGCTTAAACATTTCTGGTTCTGGCCCTATTGCTAGTGGGTGATCGATATCGGGTCTGTCAGCATTAATTACTAGCACCTGTGTTTCAGTCATGCGCTCACCCCTCTTTGACCATTGACTTCGATTTCAAAAATTTATTAGCAAAATACTGCTGCCCCTTGCCTGTAATTAGGGGCGTAAAGCGTGTCTTTGAACCATGGTTAGTGGTGATCACGGTTTCTCTCACTTCCATGATTCCCAGCTCCATCGCTCGTTGGGTCGGTGAGTTGTAACGTTTCCCCATCGCTATTAGGTAGCCATGAGTTCTTAGCCAATCGAACAAGCGGTTTTGACCAGTCTTAATACCGCGCTGGCGTAACACCTTAGCAAAATTACCAACGCTGATAGAATCATCTGAGCCCGAAACTGCTTGGCCTAATCTAGCTGGCCCTTGCAACTGTTCATTCTCCAGTTTCAGCTGCTCGTTTTCCCTCATCAGAAACCCATATCCGCGTTTGACAACCTCCATAGGGCTATTCCATCGTCTTTCAACAGCTAGGAAATAGTTACGATAACGGCTACCATTTTGGTTTCTAACCATCATTGCTAATTGCTTAGCCATGTCAAGCGTAATAACATAATCGTCAATTTCCCGTACGGCCCCATTGTTGACAACCGTACTTGATGTACACTTGTCAAAATCGACCCCTTCATCAAACAAAGAAAAATTATTTTCGACCCAACGACTAAAGCGTTGTGCAATTTGAAGCCCTTTATATAGATCCCGGGCAGACACTAACTGCCGTCCATCTTTTTCAGTGATTTTAATCAATTCATTCATGCGCTCGCCTCTTTTACTTGTCATAGGCTAACTTCCTTTCAAGCTCTTGTTCGTAATGAGCGTGTATCTCATTCGTGCAGTTAGGGCACGGCTGTACAACCCAGACACCTTTCATAATCTCAACATGTACAATTTTTGTTCCGTTACATTCACACATTAGAACGATACCTCCCGTTTGTCTGGGGTCGCCGCCGTAAAGCTGATGACGTGCCCATTGATGCCACGATATAGACGCGAAATGATTTTTGGATTATAAACGCTAGCCAAGTCGGCACTGCCTAAGTTGGTCGTGATAATGGTTCGTTGGCGGTTGTTCACGATACCAAACAACACATTTTGCACGTAATCGCTAGCTTCCTTTCGGTTCTTGCTTTGATGGCTTTGGAACGTCGCTTCTGAGCCTAAGTCGTCAAGTACAAGCAAGTCTGCATCACTTAGTAGCTGAACCATGTTCTGCTCGTTATATCGGCTGTCAGGATGGCCGAAACTGCTTTTGATTAACCGGAACAATTCATTTACGCTAACGAATAGACAGGCCATAGATTTATCTGCGTGATCATTTACCGCTTTAGCAATTGATAAGGCCAAATGTGACTTACCGCGCCCCGGCAGACCCGTCAATATCGTGTTGTACGTAGTTTTCGGGTTTAAATACTCGCCAGCAATCTTCCGTGCCAGCTTTAGGTTATTCGCTGACTCCGAACTGTTCGGGCGGAAATTATCAAAGTTGGCATCCATCAGGGTCGGATCATCGAATATCGAGTCCATGGCCAACACGTCAGAGGTTCGGCGCTTATGCCAGTAATCATTGGCATGATCAATAATCTTGTGGTTTTGCTGTTCAATTTTTTCTTTGGTACAAACCATGCAGAATGGCTGGTGTCCCTGCATGTAAACCATATTCACCCCATGCCGTGGGCAAACTTGGTCACTGGTCTTTAACCGTTGTAGCTCAGGAAAGCTAATCCCTTGCGCACTCTTAGAAGTCGTTTCTGACATACGTTTGTGCCTCCCTTGATGCCTGACCATCGCTAGTCGCAGCTGGTTGAACGGACGGTGTCATGTCGTAATTGCTTAACCAACCGCCATTATCCAACCAGTTCGCTAGCTGCTGAACGTACTGTCCCTGTATCCCCTTAACTTCCAAGTACCGCTTATAATTGCCGATACCCTGAATGATTTGGCTCTTAGTGGCTTTACCAGCGGGGTTGGCACCAGTAACGGTAGCCCGATAATAAGCATTCCATGCGTCGCCAAACTTTTCTTGGCGTGGGTAAATCGCCCACACTTCGTTCTGGAAGTCTTCACGAATACGAATACGAGGATCTATATTTTTTTTGTCAGTATCAGTCAAGTTAAGGTCGGTACTAGTAAGTTCTTTATGTTCTACTGGTTGACCTCCACCTTGCCCAACCAGTTGGCCTACTTCATCTAAACCAGTTGGCCTACTTTTATGACTTGTAGTTTGGTTACTGGTTGGGTAACCAGCTGACCTACTATATAAATTAATAATGCGATATTCAGGTGGTTTCACATTTTTCTTGCCTCTAACGTATTTAATTAGTCCTAGTTGCACTAATGAGTTGCGTGCTTTATCGAGGCCGGGTTCGGATAGTCCTGTCAGACTGAGTAATGCCGAATTTTTCATGCGAAACTGAACGTCCAACTTGCCTTCGTCGTTCGCATAGTCTAGTAACTCGCGATACAGATTATTTTGGCCGTTAGAGACACTCGCTTCATACATCTTAAAATTACGGTACGCTCGTCGTTGTTTGAAGTAATCCAAATTCGTCCCTCCTTTACTAATGGGCCTTTCACCCGTTCGGTGGATTCAGTCACTGCTGCATTCAAGCCAATTCTGTTTATTCAATCTATGAGTAAGTCGTCTGCACTAACGACACTATCTAACTTCTTAGTGCTACGACAATAAGCGCAATGCCCGCATTGGATAGGGTCCGCTTCACCTTTAATGACATCTTGAATATGCTGTTGAGATTCCAATACCTGGTTCATAGCATTAGTAAGTCGGTACTCCGGTAAATCAATAGCCTGCTTGTCTGGTGGATCCTGTTTGCTTACTGCCACGATGTACGGTTTACACATCACACCGAATTGCTGCTTAATCAACTCTTGATAGACTGCCATCTGAAGTGGGTAGTTATACGCATATACAAACGGTTCTTTCTCACGAGTTTCTGGATTCCAATACGACTTGTATATGTCAGCGGTCGTCTTTAGATCCACGAAGTAACCTTGTTTCAAATTGAGGCAATCAATCTTTCCCTTCCAGGGATAACCATCGATTTTACCAGTTACAATCACTTCCTTATCGCCTTGATAAAGAAGATTAAAATCATGGTCGTCAGATAAGGCTTCAATCATGGATTCAGCAATTTTGAAGTCCTTTTTGAGCTGGCCTTTGCTGGGACCCCGGCTTGAAATTGCCTCTGGATGTTCATCAACAAACTTGGCATGAGCTTTCTCGCTTTCGAAGTAGCTGTGAAGCCAATTTCCAACGACTAGCGCCGTTGAGTTCATAACTGGCTCCCATTTACCCTGCAACTCGGCTAACGCTTCTGCTTCACATGCTAGAAACCGTTTAAACACCGTTGGCGACATGTAGGCCCGGTCAGTCCAGTTCTCATAATAGTTATTCGGCGTCAGCTTCTGATCCAACATCATTGAGGTTGTCGAAGAGATTTTGCTGGTCGACTTCGTCTTTGACAGATTCTTGATCATTGCTTGATGCCTCCTTTACAGCCGTTCTAACGGGTTCTTTAGCTGGTTCGACAGATTCTACCTTCTCGGCTTTATTCTCTGCTACGTCAGCCACCAATGACCTTTTAGCCGGTGTTACGTCCTTCGGATTATCATTTTCGTACTCGGAACTCGTCGTGTCGTTAACTGCTTGCACGAACAAATCGTTGTCGCTTGAACTGTTAATGTAGAACTTTGCAGCTCGATTAATTACAGTCCGTTTAGCCATCTCTTCTGGGAACTCGTTTTGGACCTTCTTCGTCTTAGCGTGGCTCCAACTGGTGTCGATGTCTTTTTTAGTCATAACCGTGTATGTCCGGTTCCCGTTGATGTCTTCGATCCATGCAAAGGCCCCGATAATTGGCTTATCTAGGTTCTCAAAGCTGGGCTCGAACTCTTTAACCACCAACACTCCATCTTTACCACCAATCTTGAACGTGTCGTCTTTGTGGACGACCTGTGCCTGAATATCCTTAACGTTTGAAAGACGCTTTACAACGCTAATTGAGCCAAAATAGGAACGCTGCATGACTAACTGGTTGCCATAAGGAATGAAATAGCATTGGTTTTTAGCTGGGCTCAATCCTTGAATTGCCATGTTCATCAATGCCTTGATAACTGATCCTTGGTCACACTTATCAAGTAATGGTTGGCCCTTAGACGTATCACTCAAAATCAAGTAAGCACTGTTTAATGCATTTCCTACTGAATAGTCAGGTGGTAATGACAAGCCTTCATTATTCTTCATATCCTCAATATTGTTATTAACCATCGTAACTAACTCATTACTCATGCTTATTCCTCCTCTGACACCCAGTGATAGCCTAGGCGCTCCATCATGGTAGCTGTATCGACATGTACCAGTAACTCGTCCCACATTCTGGCTTCACCAAATACATCAATTAGCCATTGCCAATTCGTTTCAGTGCCTTCATCCGGATAAGGAATGTCAACATTCGTTGACCCGAAAGTGACGATACATAACCCGCTTAGCATATTGGCTTGCATATCAGTAGCCCACCGTTTAAAGCTATTGTTATCAATGTAATCTTGGAACAGTTGTGCTTTATCAAATTCGTCAGCGTCGTAGCAAAAGTCATCAGCATCTTCGATATGATCACGTTCATCGTTCTCAAATTGCCAGTAATTTGTGTGTAAGATTGGTAATGGCTCATCAGGGCCGCGCAACTTCATGCGGTCCTCACTTGCGTTAAGCGTGTCTAGCTGTTCTTGCAACATCATTTTGCCCACCTCCGCGCTAAACGTTGTCTTAGTGACTGTTTCGGAGTACAATATAACTCGAAAATAAATTTATTAAGCGTCTTTGCTGCGCGGGTACTTCCGATACTCGAGCAGCTTTTTTCGTACTCAAATTTAGGCTTTGGCGATACTTTGCGTACTTCCAATTCGTTCAACCTCCTTAAACGTGTTAAAAAGATTATTCAATTCTTCAATTGTGATTTGCTTGTAAAGCACATTTCCAATCCTGAACGTGAACTTCATCGTCTTCATCTCCTTAAATTCCAAACCAACTAGCAACTTCATGACGTTTGAACCACAATGCAGTTAACGCGCAGCCTACTAATGCTCCTTCAATCATTGCTATTTCCTCCTAGCCATTTTCTTGATTGACTTTATCGATTACTTCCTGCAATTTATCCATTGGAATACCGGCATACTCAGCTTTCTTAGCTAAATCAGTTATCTCGGCGCTAATCTCTTCCGCGTATTCACGTGGGTAGCGCTCAATAACTAATTGCTGTGCTGGTGTTCGGTCTCTCGGCTTGACTGCAATAGCTTCTTCGAACTCCGTCTCAAGCTTCTCTCGCTGACTTTGCTCCTCTCTCTGCTTCATCAGGGCTGAAAACATGTCGCCTTGTAACCGATGATCATTTTGGAATGAAAGCACTCCAAAATTTTCTCGCGCACCAGAATATTTAAGCCAAAAATCGTTAATTTTATTTGCTAACGACTTCCGAATTTGTGGATCAGTGTTCCTTGACCCGTTTTTCAATCGTGACAACTGCCCGGGAGAAATATGCGTCCCATCGGCAACTTGCTGCTGTGTTGATTCTTTATGCCTGTCCAATGCTAATGACAATTGCTCTGCAAACTTGTTCTTCATACCTACACCTCTGTATTTTGGAAAGGGCTTCATATGGCCTTTCCGTGTAATTCACTTATAATTTAGTTAGTCGGGATGGCTTAATAGATAATCCATCATCTCAGCTGCTGGAATCTGCCAGCCGTTATGGGTATTCACATAATCAATGAAGCCACCCTGTTCAACATCCAAATCATGGCGATGCTTGATTAAGTATCGCGAAGCTCGTTCGGTTGACTTGGTTCCGTATTTATACTTGGCCAAATCTTTAAGCTTCCAAGTACGAATACCACGTTGTGCTTGCTTCCAGGCTTGGAACCTCTCGTATTCTTCTTCGCTAATGAATTGGAAACCCTTTGGAGCCTCATACAAAATCAATATCGTATCTGACATGTTCGCACCTCCTAATATGAAACTGACATAAGTTGGCTAGTTTGCTCGTTATACTCGGCCGTTACTGCTCGAAATTCAGCATCTAGTGCTTTATCGCTTAATGCCTCAAACATTACTCTTGGTGTTTCTGGCTTAACCTTTGCAAGTGCATTGATTAATGTAGTTCGTGATAGATGTGTCATTTTGCCGCCTCCTTTGTCAATTTGTATGCTTTCGCCGATATGATACGTTTAGTATCCTTATCTGGCAAAAAAATATCAGGAAACAAAATTTCTGGTTTAACCTCAAAAAGATATGAAAATTTAGCAATTAATTTGCTACTAGGGTTGCGCGATCCATTTTCTATGCTTCTAACAGTTATTTCCGCAATATCAAGTAATTTTGCAACACTATTTTGAGACCAACCATTCCTATTTCTTTCTGCAATAAGTCGTTCACGCTTCATTTTTGCACCTCCAAATCCGATACATATCGTATCAACAACTATTATAATAAACGATACTTCAAGTATCGTCAAGTGCTTTTAGAAACTTTTTGTATCATTCGTTGAAACCGATACTCAATGTATCTATACTGATACATATAATATCTATTAAGAAAGGAGCGGTACTATGGCATCTTCAGGAATTGGAAATCGTTTAAAAGAATTACGGAATATGCAAGGCAAGACACAAGATGAGGTTGCAAAATCAATTGGTATCAGTAGAGCTCGATATTCACATTTGGAAAACGAACGTAACGAACCCGACAATGAACTTCTAAAACTTCTTGCTAGCTACTATGAAGTATCCACTGACTATCTTCTTGGAAATAGCGAAAAGAGTCATAAATCACCAGATTGGGCTACTGAAGCTGATCGAATTGATTTAGATAAGTTGCTTCAATCAAATACACCTATGGGATATGGTGGAATGAGTATGGCACCCGAGGATAAGGAAAAAGTCCGTAATGTTATTGAGGGAATTTACTGGGACCGCTTGAAAAAATTACGTGAAGAAGGAAAAAAGTAGGTGTTTGCATGCGATACGACACGTATCTTAAGGTAGAACAGCTTGCACAATCCTTTGGAACGTATGATCCATTTGCGATTGCAGATAGATTGGGATTCGAAGTTCACTTTGAGGACATTGGAGCCAATATGGGGGTCTGTACTCCAATATTGGGAATCACAGATATAGTAATTAGCGATAGTCTTCGTGATTCGCCGGCTAGGCTTCCAGTTATGGCCCACGAGCTATGCCACGGTATCGAGGACACGGCTTGTGTTTCTTGGTACACACTTGGTGACTATCAGAAAAACAGTGCTGAGTATAAGGCCAATGCTTTTGCATGCCAAGAATTGGCGAAGCTGTATGAAGAAGAATACGATGAATTACCCGATAGCTTCAATACGTTAAAAAATGCGTACGGATTACCAGACGAATTTATGGAGTTTTTTTCGTTTTCATAATGTGAGTTAAAATTTAATAATCATGGGGATTTCTATTTGGAGGAGTTTCAATTGAAAAAGGGACTAATTTTAGGAATTACATTGTTATCATTTGGCTTAGTAGGTTGTACCAACACAAGTACAAGTAGTTCTAGCCAAAATAGTAGCGATACTAGCAAAACAGCAACTAAACAGCTTACAAACAAACAAGTAACAGCAATTTATAACACTACTATGAATGCTGAGGCTGATGTTTGGAGTAAGTTGACAGATTCAATTAAAAGTAATGATAACGAAATGTCAGATGCAGTTAACAGTGCAGATACGGTGCTAACTAAAAATGAAGCCACTTTAAAACAGCATAAGAGTGAAGACGGTGTCTCTGACATGTCAAAATTAGTGCAATATTCACATACATTAATTGATGACTACCTAGGACAACTTAAGCTTGATAAAAAAGGAAATAGCTTAATTTCAAAAGAAGCATTATTGAGTCAAAAAATAAGAAAGCAGTTTAATATTTCTGCTCCAACAAAACTAGATACCGCAATTAAGAGTGCAACAAAAGCAATAAATGCAATGCCAGGCGTTTCTGGCAAAACAATTCGAACTACCAATTATACAATCACAATTACTTCGACAGAAACCACACCACATTTTGAGGGTGGAACCGACTTGATTGTCTACTATACATTCAAAAATACTTCTAAGAATAAAAATATTGAACCAACTGAATCACTTATCGAGGGTGCTCATTTTACTCAAGAAAGTAAAACGTCAATCAATGACTTGGACCTCGGTAATCCTTCAAAGGACTCTGATGAATGGAGCTCGCTTGAAAAATCTGCGTCACAAAAAGTTAAACCAGGTGCCGAAGTAAAGTGTATGGGGAGCTATGAATTGGACAATAATGAATATCCTGTCAAAATCCAAGCTACTGATCCAGATAACAATGATGCCAAACTGGGTACAATAACTTTAGATCTGCCAAATAACTAACACTTCTCGGTCGCTACCGAATGGAACGCGGATAATCTGAATGCTAAGTATGATCAGTAATCCGAGTGACCAGATAGGAAGTCATTAAAAGCTAGGAGTTGGGACTACTTATAATTCGGGGAATTATTGTTATTGGGGAATAACATATTTTGGAGGGATTACTTTGGAAAGCTTTTGCGCAATTATGTTTTTTTTCTCATTGATCGCAATAGTATATTTTGCGATTCGTTGGATTATCAATCACTTTATAAAAAATGGTGTTAACAAGCCATACAAAAAATATACTTTTATTTCGCTTATAGCAGCCGTTCTATTTCTAACAGTAGGAACCATAGCCTCACCAACTCATCGATCAAGTGCAGATCAGACAAGCACTTCTAGCAGAATATCTTCTAAACACAAAAAGAAAAATGCTTCCAATGAGTCAAAAAGAAAGGCTAGCATCAGCAAAGCTAACTCTATTAAAGAAAAGGAGTCATCTGAAAGTGCCCTATCGAGTAGCAAAAAAGAATCTGAAAGTATTGCTGCCTCCAAGTCGGAATCCAAAGAAGATTCAGAGAGTATAGCTAGTTCTGAATCTGAGTCGAGCAAAAAACAGTCTGAGGCAGAAAGCTCTTCAATAGCTAAAGCCAGTTCAGAATCATTAGTTGCTAGCTCGTCATCAGCTAAAAAAGCGAGCGAAACAAGTAAAACAGACAATGCTTCCTATACACAAAATGGTGGTTGGACTACTGCTGCTTCTGGTATGGTTTTTGTATCAGACTCCAATAAGTACTACACGAGCGTTAAAAATCCAGGTAATTACCAATATATGACCCAGAGTGCTGCTGATAATTCTGGTGCCAAGCCAGCACCACGGGGCAATCAATACGCAAGACCATAACAAGTCCAAGCCCTCGTCGGGGCTTTCACGCGAGCGTAGTTCAACGGTAGAACATTACTCCTATGAATTGCTAACTAGATACTTTCAGATGTAGGTTCGACTCCTGCCGCTCGCATTGTAACAAATAACCCATACTACCGCTTACTTTAGTACGTACATCACGTGGGCGTAATTCAATGGTAGAATAACGATTTCAGCCCTTCTCTCTCGTTTGAAATTGTTATGTAGGTTCAATCCCTGCCACCCACTTTTAAAAGAAAGAAGGTAAGATTATGGATAAAGAAATGTCGAAATATGAACTCATAGATAACATTACTAATGACTTAACCTCTTTTATTAATCTGTATGCTTTCGTTTATCTTACAAAAGATAGCTACTCAAGGAAAGAATGTGGCCACATAATCCAAGGAATGGAAAGAGATATGGTTGATCGTCTTAAGCAAAAATAATTGTAGGTACATTCTAATTAACTGTTGAGCCGACCAAAACCCATTGTTGGCTCTTATGCGAGTGTAGTTTAGTGGTAAAACGACAGCCTTCCAAGCTGTAGTCGCGGGTCCGATTCCCGTCACTCGCTTAGTAAAAAAATTTATTTTAACAAAAATCAAATTAATATTGTATATACTAATGCGGGGATTAAAGTATGAATAATAAAGACACTTTTGAAATTTTAACAATTCCAGATGACACAAGTTACTGGTTAGTTCGTGCTGATGGTGGAAAATATCTAGATGACTACATTGAAAATTCTTTCATTTCGATTGCACATAATCAGGTAACTATCGAGTCAATCCACTCCGATGATAGCCCCAAAGATGGTCTAAAAAACCCAGATATCCATCAAATGTACATTGATTCTTATCCTCATCAAACCAAACATTGGCAGACGATTGCCTCGTCTCAATGTTTTGAATTTATTAATAACATGAAAATTGGAGATGTTGTTCTTACGCCTGGTAAAAGTTCTGATTATTTTGCAATAGGTGTTATTACAGGAGATCCATTTGATGCTGATAAATCAAAATTAAGAACAAAAAAAGAAAACTCCGGACCCAATGGAATTCAATATAAAGTCGATCAAAATCTAAAACGGCGAAACGTTACATGGATGAAAACAATACACAGATCATCACTCCCCGGCGAACTTTATTGGATTTTGTCTGCACATCAAGCAATTTTTAACATTTCAAGTTACGCGGAATATATTGATCCTTTAATATTTCCTCTTTTTCAAAAACATAAAAAAATTCATTTAACCGTCTACACCACAATAGAAGACGATTTAACTCTTGCAAATTGGCAAGGTATTGTCGAAATGGCAAAAGACGAACAGTCTAATTATTTACGCCAAGTGGAACTACAAGCAGACGTTCATTGTCCGGGCACCTTAGGATTTACAACTGGTCAGGAAAACATACAAGCAATTATAAACATCATTCATACAGTAGCTAGTCTTGGAGGAAATCAAGTAATTACTTTTGGTGGAATTGTTACTTTCATCTCTTTAGTAATTGGGAAAGACGGGAAGAAAAAAGGCATTCTGAATTGGTGGGATGATTACCGAATCTCGCACATACAAAAGAAGGCCGAACTTAAACGTCTCAAACAAGAAACAAAAAATGTTCCTGATGAAGTGAAGAATATCAAACCTCAGATCAAGGATGTTGGAACCGTAATTTCACACGAAAACCTAAAATCGAAGGAAAAGTCAGAGAATGATCAGGAACCAGAGAAATAAACATTGGAATTACAAGAATGGAAAATATCCAAATGGCAAAGGGAATATAGCTATGGATTAGCGGCCACAGTATTAATGCAATGAATGTCGACTCCATTGACGTTAACATAAGATATGCTACTACCTTCTTCATAACCTTCACTTCCTTTCTTCCACTTACATATGATTACACATATCATATATAAAATAAACAGCACTTTACTACTTTAGTGCTTTTATTTTAGCACATAAAAGAACATACGTTTGGAAATTTCAGCCAGTTGCTATTTCCGATTTGGAGGGATAAAACATGTCAGTAACGAAGTTAGCGAGCGGACGCTGGCAAGCACGAGTCAGCTATAAAGACAAACAAGGCAAATACCGCATTGCAAGCCAGTCATTCAAGCGAAAAAGCGAAGCTTCTGAATGGGAAACAAAGACAAAAAGCGCACTCATTGATGGCGCCGATTTGTCACGGAGAACCGAATCATTCAAAGATTATCTTTTTGACTGGATCAAAATTTATAAAACAGATGGTGTCAGTCGGCATACACACGAGATTTATTTAGGAAATTATAACCATGTTGCAAAGTACTTCAATGACAAGCCTTTAACAGCCATCACGCGAGCAGATTACCAGAAGTTTTTGAACGAATTTGGAAAAACACGCGGCATTGCTACTGCTAAAAAACTTCATCAACAAATTCACTCAGCTGTCAGAGACGCAGTAGCCGATGGCATCCTTCAACGTGATTTTGCCTATAAAGCGCATGTCACTGGGCGCCCTCCGAAGCCAGTAGAAGATAAATTTCTAAGCTTAAAGGAATACAACAAGCTGCGTAAATATTTGATTAAAACGGCCGACTATAGCCACATGACAATGCTAATGCTTCTTTTTCAGCTTGAAACTGGTGCCCGCTTTGAAGAAGCCGCTGGAATGACTTGGAATAACCTTGATCTTGTTCGTGGTATTGTCCACATTAAACAACAGTGGGTTGAGCGACGCCGCGATTTTGGACCAACAAAAGGCAACGGTAAAGCCGATGGGGACGTCTCTATCCCTAGTGGCTACTGTGACTATTTGCTAGACTACAAGCATGCACAAAGTGATTGGCTTAAGATGCACAGAATCAAAAACCCTAAAAATCTTGTGTTTTGGTCGAAACTTGGTAAAATTGAAGGCAATGGGACAGCGAACGAGGAATTGGCACGTATTTGCAGGCGTCTTGGGATAAAAGTTGTTACTACACACGCAATGCGACATACTCATGCTTCCGTGCTCATTATGAACCACGAATCACTTCCTTATGTTCAACAGCGCTTGCGACATCAAAAATTGGAAACAACAGTTAACACTTACGTCCATCTTATTGAGGAAGAAAATGGTGAATCAAATAAAAAAGCACTTGAATTGCTCAATAAGGATTTTTAA